GAGCAGTGCCGTAATATTGACCGATACAGTTACAATATTACCATTTTTAGAATATACAAAACTGCCCTTGCAACCAGCATATATTTCTTGGGCTGGTGCTAATGTTCCTGTACCACTCTCAAAATTTGAGCTATCATATTTAGCCGCAAGCGACTTGTCTGTCGCTGTTTTGTTGTCTGTTACGGTCTGACTCAGAGTACTGATTGACTCATCAGCTGAGGACTTATTGTCTGCAATCTGCTTGCTTAGCTGAGCGACTGCATTGTCTACACTGTCCTTATCAGCTTTAAGATTAATCTTCATTGTCACTGTTTCGTCAATGTCTGTTATTTCATCTTCAAGCTCGGTTTTATCTGCCTTTGCAGATAGGGCTGTGTTAATCGCAGTTATTCTTTCGGTTAGCGTGTTGATGTTGCTATCCGCAAGCGCTAGGTCTATGCTGTTCTCGTATATGCCTTTTTCGATTTTGTTTAAGTTTTCTGCGCAAAGTGGTGTAGCTGTGCTCGGTGCGTCTTCCCAATTTGTTTTTGTGTATGCCATAATATTTATTCCCCCTTTGCCTCTATGCTGTCTGTCAGAGCTTTAATTCCGCTCAGTGTACGGCTCAGCACATAGGCTTTTACTTTTTCTTTTTTAGGTTGTCCTGCGTTATCATATACAAAATCACCGTTTGAATCAGTAACATAGCTTTCAATTTCTATTCCGTCACCAATCTGCACCCAAGGTCTGCCGTCGAGAGTAGTTGTAAGCGGTGTATAGGAGCAATTATAAAATCGTTCGCCTGTTTTGCCGTTAAGAAGATTTTGTACATTGTGTATTGCCGAACCGCCTGTGCCGTCATCCTCCTGTCGGCAGACTGTATTTTTTGTTAAGTCATAACTGTTCGACTCATCGCCCCACAAAGTTTCAAACTCGATTGTTTTTTTCTCCCTTGACGAATAACCGTTGATAAACACAAAATCGTTGTAGCCGCTGCAATCGTATTCTTCTGCGTATAAGTTTTCGTAAAAATCGTATGTTTCTGTACTCTTGCCGAGTTCGATGTATCTAAAAACACCATAGCTTGCATTAGGAATAATTGTTCCGAATACTCCGAGCAATTCACAACAATTCTTGAGCAGCTCGCCGTATGTAATTGTATTTGAGTCCTCAAGCCATGCTCTGTTGTATGTCGGGAAATTTCGTACAGTTAAGCCTGTTGATTGGTTTATCACCTCGTCGAGAATTTCTTTGTTATCCTCGACCTGAATCATATGCTTTCCGTTGTAGTTAAGGCATTGCACAACCAATTCGCCGATTTTATAGCCGTTTGGATAAGTTTTCCATAAATCAAACAGCTTATTTGTTGCGTCAATATCATATAACATAGAGAGTGCGTCATAAGCGACAATGTGTCGCTTATTGCGGTTATTCTTGTCGAGCTTGGCACTGTCAATAATACCGCTAAACAAATAATATTCCTTTGCAGCTACGGTTTCTCCCGGCAAAAGTGATGTACCTAAAAACAGCTTTGCAGATGGCAGCAGCTTTTCTCCGCTCGGAAAACGCTGCGTTAATTTTACGCTTATCCATTTGCCTACAAGGTCATTTGTAAAGGTTCTGTCAATTGAATTTACAATGTCAATGTTAATTTCAGCGGCAATACAGCCACCAAATTTCAGCTTGCTTTCATCACAAATTGACTGTTTAATGCTCATACTTTCGCTTGCTATGTTTTCCTCGGTAATGTCCTCGTATTCACCGTTTGGAAATGAAACTGTAAGCGTGTTTTCAATCAGATTTTCAATAGTCTGCTTTTTGTGCAGGCTTGAAACCTCAAGCAAATTAACCACCTCTTAATATTCAATAAATGTAAATGTTACCGCCGCATATTTAATGTTGTCTGCGGTAATAAGCTTTGGCGTGTATGTTATATCGGGTATATATGCGGTCATAGTGCGGTACGCAAGAAGTTCATCGTCCCAGTATTCAACATTGAGCTTGCGTTGCTGAGAATTTGACATAGCACCGTTTAAAACACTGCGAATAGTTCTCATTTCAGCAAGGGTAAGACCGTCCTTGGTATTGAATGTAATCTTCGTCTTGTTGTTCGGTGATGTTACTCGCCTTAAAAGGTTGTTGCTGTCACGATAAGCTTTAATCTCCGTACGCTGTAAAGGTGTGGCTTGATAACTCTCTTTAGCTATGAGCTTATGTGGAAACTGCAAGCCGTTTTTCGGGAATTTAATTAAATAGCCTTTAAATTCACTCAATCTTATCCCTCCTTACGCAAAAGCGGACCTGCCTGTGCGTTTCTTGATTTTGTTGTTCTCATCAGCAACAGCCTCAAAAAGCACCCTGCCGTCGGGCATAGTTAAGGTAATGTGAATATCACCGCCGTTGCCCGCTCCGCCATATTCAGCAAGTACCTCAGCCATAGCCTGTTTCATCGCAGAAATCGGAGATACTACCTCAGGTTCACGCTTATTATCGCCGAGAACTGCTAGAAATTCACCGTAATTTGCAGGTACATATGTGCCTGTAGCAAGTTTGGGGATGTGCACCTTATCAAGCCGACCTGCGTGCCATTCCTGTCCGAATAGCTTGCCGATAGCGTTAGCAACCGTATCCACACCGCTTAACATTCCGTTCAACGCTGAAATAAAGCCATTGATAAAATTTTCAAGTCCGGTTAAAACATTGTTAAGAGGCTTTTTGATGATGTTATACAAGGGTTCAAAAACATTTGAAAAGACTGTTTTGATTGCCGTTAGTGCGTTAGAAATGCGGTCTGCCATAGTCTGTGCCGAGCCTGAAATGCGGTTTGTATTTTTTGAAAATACATTGGCGGAATTTTGGCTTGTTTTATTAACTGTACCGTCAAGGTCGCCAAACGCTTGCTTTGTGCAGATCAGCACACCCTGTGTTTCCTCTTGTGAATCAACAACAGCACCCGATGCTTTTTTCACATTCTTGTGTACTGATTCTGTTCCTGTTTGTGCCGCTGCCTCGAGCTCCTCCCAAGTAGTTATGCCGTCGTCTTTCAAAAGCGAGAGAACCGTATCATGTTCAAGTCCGTATTCCGATGACAGACGAAGATAAGCATTATAATCCTTAGTTTCACCGTTAATAGCCTTGAGAGAGCCGTAACATTTGTCTTGTTCATCAGTGTAGGCATTCACATTGTTTTGCAATTCCTGTAAAGCGTCACTTGCTTTCCAATACTCGTCAACCGACTCCTGCATATGCTCCATTGTATCGTTACCGCCATACAGCATATTAATTTGTCCGTTATCGCTGTAAATCAAATTTTTATATTCGTTTTTATCAAGCATTCCGTTATTGGCTTTTTCCAAAATAGCCTTTTTTGTTTTGACCCTATCGCCCTTTTGCTTAATTAATTCCTCTGTGTAATACTTAGCCTCCTTTTTGCTGAGAATAGAATTTTGATAGATATAATCCTCAAGTTCTTCTTTGATTTTGCCTGTATTATCCTCTTTCATTGCAGTTTCAAGCTGAATTTCAGCCTTTTTCTTTTCTGTTGTTAAATCGGAATACATAGAGCTTAAAGTCAGTTTCGCCTGAGCAATTTCCCATTTGTCTACAAGTTCGTCAAGATTTTTAGTGACGGTGTCTATGTTGTCATGAATAACTATATTGCCGTCAATTTCTTCAAATGTTATACTGTTCCAATGTTCGTCAAATCCATCCACTTTCTCAGAAAGCAAATCAACGATAGTTGTGTATTCGCCTTTTTCGCTCTCGTCAATAGTACCGTCTGCAATTATTTCTTCCAACCTGTCTTTTAGCTTGTCAACAGTATCAAAATCGACTTGTAAATCGAGCTTTGTATCGTTAATCTCGTTTATTTTGCTTGACATTTCATCAGACAAGGTCTGCCATTTGTCTGTAAGCTCTTGTGTTTTGTCAAGCTCATTTTTCAAAGAGGAATTGCTCCACTTTTCTTGATTGTAAACTTTAATTGCAGAAACCACCGCAGTTACAGCCGTTGCAATAGCCATAAAAGCAGCTGCGTAAGGGTGAGCCGTTATCGCAGTTTTAAGCGCAGAAAGGCTTTTCTTTATGTTTTCTATCGCAGACTTAAATTCCTTATACACCTTAAAGCCTTTAATAGCAGCCACCACTGTACCTATTGCAGCGGCAATGCCGGTGATAACAGAAATAGGAATTTTCTTTATTACACTTCCTAAAAACTTAAGTGCCTCAGACAAAGCGTTGACAACAGTCGGTACAGCTTTCTCAATCGTCCATTTTGCAAGCGGCAATAAAACATTCTTGTACGCTTGTTTTAGCTTATCTCCGCAAGCCTTGAGCAGATTTCTGAATCCCTCGGTCAAGCGTTCAACCGCCTGTGCAACGGGGTTAATGTCAAGGTCCTCAAGCCATTCGAGGCGGTCAGCTGACATTTCATCAAGCAGCCCTGTTATATCTTCGACAATGCCTAATATGCTCTCCCAAATTTTTCTGCCTGTATCGTTTTTCTCCCAAGCGTCTTTAATTTTGGTTCTGAGAGTTTCAGTATAGTTATTGCAGTTGCGGATAACCTCAAGTATATTGCTCCAAATTTTCTCGCCCTTACCGTCATTCCACACCTGCCTGAATGTATCGCCTACCGTATCCAAAAGCTCAACAAGGCTGTTCCATTTGTCGATAAACGATTGCACCACGCTGTCGCCTAAGCCTGCTTTGTCCCAAGCATTTGTAAAAGCCTCTGCAATATCACCAACTGTGCCTACAAAAGTGTTAATTAATGAGTTAATATTTCCAAGCACCTTTTCGCCTGTGCCGTTATTCCACACTTTTGCCCACGAATTTTTAATCGTTACGCAGGCGGTTTTTACCTTGTCAAGCGAATTTATAATATTGTCAATAGTCTTGCTTGTACGCCTGTCGCTGTCAAGCATAGATTGCTCAAGTGCATTTTGCATTGATTTGATTTCAGAACTTGACGCTTGCGTACTTGTGTCTGAGCTGTTGTCCGAGGTGTCGCTCATCACATTGAGTTCATCAAAGCCTGCAAGGTTTTTCTGCAAGTCTTCAGCTGCCTCCGATGTTTTTTCAATCTCAGAAGTAGAGCTGTCCGCTTGACTTGCAAGGTCTGACATATCGCTTACAGCTGAGCTTGTCGCATTGCTTGTTGCCGTAGAATAGCCGAACACCTGAGCTGTAAAGTCTTTAAATTTCTGTGCCGCAACGCTAAGTCTTGAGATAAACTGATTAATGCAATTAAGCAGCGGAGTAAAAGCATTTATCAAGCCTTGACCGATTGTAGCCTTGATACTGTCAAACTGCAGCTGTAAAATTCTCGTTTGATTTGCCCAACTGTTTTGCGTTCGGGTAAAGTCACCCGTTGCATTGCTCAACTGACCGAGTACAAAGTTATATCTAAGCGTTACCTTTTCTGCCTCAGTCATAGCAGATGTGGTCTTGCCCCATCCGTTTGCCATTGCGTAATTGTCAAGTGCGTTCTGCGTCATCACAATGCCAAGGTCTTTGAGCGTTTCTGTTTCACCGCTGAAAACAGATTTTAGTTTTGTGTATGCCTCATCTTGTGTGATGTTATAAAATGACGCCACATCGCCCGTAAGAGCAGTTAATGATGTGGACATATCAAATGCCTGCTGTTCTGTAAAGCCGAAAGCCTCCGCCATAGAGCCAAAAGTGCCGACATATTTTTTAGCCATAGTTTCAGACAAGCCGTAGGCTTTTTGTGCCGACTTTGCCCAATCGTCCACACTGGCAGACATATGACTAAAAGTAACATCAACTACATTCTGCACTTCTGCAAGGTCCGAGCCAAGCTCTATGCTTTCCTTGCCAAAGCTCACAACCGCCGCCGTACCGAAAGCGGTAAGCAGCGTTCTACCAATCATTTTCGCCTTGCTTTGCAGTCTGTCAACAGCCGTTCTGACTGTTTGTAATGATTGCTTAGCCTTTTTTGCACTCATAGAAACTGATTTCTTAACGCTTTCGCAAGTATCATTTGTGCTTTTGCCGACTGCCTCTGTGTTGCGATTAGCTGTGCTCTCAACCTTATCAACAACCTTTTCGGCAGATTGCTCGACTGATTCTGATACCTTTTGCGCTGCCTGTGCGGTTTGCTTTGCCGAGTTTTGAGCCTGTTCAGCTTTTTCCTGTGTGGCAGTAATTTCACGCTTTGCTGAGTTTTCTGCCGCCTGAGACGATTTATCAGCCTGCCCTTTAGCAGTTTGTGCTGTCTGCCTTGCACCCGACTGTGCTTTCTTTTGAGCCGCCTCAATAGCTTTATTGATTCTTGCAATATCGCTGTTAAGACCGCTTGTGTCGATTTTGGTATTGAAAATCAAACTGCCGTCAACCGCCATGTAATCACACTCCTTTCTGTAAAATTAAGGGCGCAGCAAAATGCGGCCCTTGTGGTATAAAAACAGCGCACACCCAAAGATGTACGCTGTAAAATTTGAAAAATTTTAGCCACCCCGTTTGGAGTGGCTTTTTAATTGAAGATAGATTAAAGGATTGCGACTGTCAGCTTATTTTTATGGTCGCCAATGACAGTTAGGACATTCTGCAATGTCATTATAGGAATTTATACAATGACATTGTGGGCATTCCCACTTATCATTACTAACAAATTTTGCTTGTCGGCTGTCGGTATGTTCCAAATGGCAGTTAGAACATTCCGTCGCCTCTGCTTTGTTCATACAATGACATTTAGGACATTCCCAATCTGTTGTTTTGGCGATTACTGAGCTTTTACCTGCACCCAACTCTTCAAGATAAGTAAGTATTTTAGCAATACCGCCAAAAATCAGGCATAATAATACTGTTGATACCCAGCATACAAGCATTAAAGTAAAATTAAAACTGCGGGTTACGGTATCAGTTAGAAAATTTGTATGTACGCTTTGGAAAACTGCGCCTAAAGCTATTCCTCCGACTGCACCAAGTATCAATAGTACGACTGTTAAACCTTTGTAAAATTTGCTGTTCATAAAATCACTCCTCTGTTACATAATATAACAAAGTTTGTGTATTGTCAACAATAATTTTATGTAACACCTATACAAGATTGTTTATAAAATTCTCTTCGGCGTCAAGTTCTGCTTGCTGTTCGGGAGAGAGCTTTTCCTTGATGTCAACAAGCTCTTTGTGCTCATTGTAAAAATCACGCTCCCATTTTTCAAGCTTTTTGCCCTTAGCACGCTTGCCTCTTATGTTCATTACCTGCGAGAGCAAGCCGTCGCCTACCTCACTGAAATAGCCGAGAAAAGTCCACCAATGCACATAGCTTGCAATCCTTGTTTCAAAGCCTGCGACCTTGTTAAGTGCTGGGAAAATAATGCTTTCGTCATAGCTCCAATCAATAATTTTGACTGGAGCTTTTTTCGATTTCGGCACATCTCCGCCGTCAAGAAACCACAATGCCTTTTTGAGTGCCTCCTCAACATTCTTTGGAACTTCCTTGTATAAGCAATTCAAGCATACTGCCGCTTTTTCGCAGTAGATTAGCTCTTTGTCGGCATAAGCCTCGAAAATCAAGAGAGCAATACGAAAATCGGAATTAATCTCGTACTGCTCTCCGTCTATTTCAAGGCTTGTAGGAAGTAATCCAATCACTTTGCAAGCCTCTTTGCTTGATTGAGGTACTTCTCAATATGTTTGCTCTGCTGAGCGTGTGCGTTTTCAATGTCACTTACGATGACCGGCACAACGCAGTTGAGAAAGTTCTCAAAAATCATACTGCCATCATCACAGATTGAAAGGCAATTTACATCGCCAAACGCACCCTGACTTACACCTGCACCGAGAACATAGTCTATTTCTTTGCGGATTTCCTTGTCAACATCAAGAAAAATTTCAAAGGTTACATCCTCGGGTTTCATATTCTTGTACTTCTGCACAAGCGCTTCGGTGCGTTCTGTCAGCTTGTTAATTCGCTCAACGAGTGAGTAGTCTGTGGTGTTAATCTTGATTACCGTGCTTTCATCATTGTTGATTGCATATGTTTTTAAGGGAGTTTTAAAATTCAAACTCTGCATAGAATCACTCCTTATACAGTTTCGGTAAATGTCGGTACCTTATCTGAGATTGTCGCTGTACCCTGCTTTCTGTTGCCGTCAAATGTAACATTAAACGGAATGTTTACACCGCCCTGCGCACCGCCGTATGACTGCGGCTTAACAATGCAGTCCTCAATCCAAGCATCATAAGGGCCTGTTTTCTTGTCAATGAGCACTTCAAGAATTTTGGTTTTGCAGTCATCACCGGTAAGGCGGTTCATTGCAATGTCCTTAATTTTTGTATAAATACTGTCCCCTGTGTTTGCGTAATATGTACCTGCGTCAAGGGTAGGCTCGTAGCCGTTGTCATTTACAGAGGTTTCATCAAGAATGTTCTTTACTGTGCTTGTGTCCGGACTAAGCTCGACCGACATATCGTCAATGTCCTTGCCGATAAGATACCACTTTGGACTTTCGCCTGTGCCAAAGCTTGCGTCAATAAAATGTAAAAGGTAACTTCTTTTGAGTTTACCGATATCGGGTGTTGATGCTGCCATAATAATTCCTCACTTTCAATTTTTAATCAATTTTCAATAGCGTATTGGGCGGTGATTTGCAATTGGTACTGCACACCGCCGTTGTTGTTTTCGTCAGGTATGCTGTAAAGCATTCCGTTTGAGCAAGTGAGTTTTTTAAGCTCACCGCATAAAACGTTGTCGCCGACTTCAACTTCTATGTCACCCTCTGCGTGCCGTTCAAGCCACATTTGCAGTTCAAGCAGCATTCCGCTGTTTACAAGGCGGTCATAATCGTTGAGTGACTGACAGGTAGCGTACAGGATAAAGGTGTGATTGCGTATTTGATTCCCTAAAATGTCTTCGCTGACAAGCGTGTCACCTGTCGGAGAAAGTCCAAAATCCTGTACTTTGTTTGTTGAATAATCAATGTGCACAAGCTCGCCGATTTTCGGAAACTCCTGCACAACGGACCTTACAAGTTCGATTATATTCATTTTGCATTACTCCCAAGTCTTCTTGCCGCCGCTTGCAGAATATCTCCTTTGCGGTCGGCTTTCATTCGCTCAAACCACATTTTGCCCGCAAGCGGGTGCTTGTCCTTGCTGTAGTGAATATCTCTGCCTGTCGGGTGTTTTTTCTTGCCTTTAGGACTTCGCCAACCGATTATAATGCCGTCACCGCTATAGCGTCCGAATACGATATGCTCCGTACCGTCTTTTTCTCGCACGATCGGATAGTTAGGACCATACACCTTGCCATAGTAAAGATACCTTGCATAAGGTGTAATCTGTTTAATTTCTCCACTGCCGATAACGGTATGTATAGTTGCGGAGTTTTCGAGTACACCCATTTTAAAAGGTGTGTACGGCTTCATCAGCTTAATGCAATCCTTGTCAACCTCTCGTTGTGCTCTTGCTATATGCTTGTTTAAATCATTAGCAAATTCTTTATTCCACTTGAGAGAAAGAGTGCCGCTAACATCTGTCGGCTGATTTACATTAAAAAGCATTTAATCACCTCGCAGATACTTTGATGTGCTGTAAATCCGCAGGGCCGTAAAGCAAACGGTCAATACTCATTACTGTGTGAATTTCGTATTTGTCACGCAAGGTTTTTAGGCTCTCTGATACGCTCCTGTCGCTTGAATTATCAAAGATGAAATTACACTCACCTTTTACAATAATGTCTTGAGAGGGGGACAGAGGGGATATATCAGCGTTTGGAAACAGACCGTTGCTCGGAAATAAAAAATCATTCGGAGCAAGAACAAGCGCATTTAACGGAATGTATATAGCTATTCCGTCAGCGTTCTGCATTCCGCTTTTAAGTACGTTAGCGGCTTTGCACTCCTGCCAATGGCAATGCGGAATAATAAGCCTGTCAAACCCTTTGCCGTTAAATCTGTAAAGGGTCATCATAGTATCCGTAAACATAATCAAACACCTCTGTACAAAAGGTCTGTGTCTGCAAGATACTTATATACTGCGGATTTAACACATCGTGTAAGTTGCTTTTTGCGAACCTCACAGCTTTCATACGAGCGTGACACATCTCCGACTTTTTCTGATGTTATGCCCTCACTGCCGCTCATATTATCGGCTTTATACATCAGCTCTGCGACCTCACAGCAACAAAGTTTCACAGGCTCGATTATATCCTTTGTATCGTCAATATTTGAGCCTGTGTAAGCATTAATAATAAGCGTTGCCTCTCTTGCATAGTAGGCAAAAGCGGAGGTAATGACCGCTTTTCTGCCACATAGATATACGGATTTATAATAGTTTTCGTCAGCGTAAACGGTCATACTTCACACTCCTTTAAGACTTAACCGCTGTGTGACAGTAAATACCAGCGGTCTTGTTTTCGTACACATCTGCAATGCCTACCATTCTGTAACCGAACTTGTAACCGTCCGAGTCCTGATTTACCGACGGTTCAATTACCTTAGTGTCAAGGTGCTTAGTAAACTGGATAAGGGCAGGCTTATGAATAATCATAAAGTTGATGTTTGAGGCGGCAGTGGCTTTCTGATAGCCGCCCTTGGTCTTGCCGCTTGATGTGCCGTCAAGCTGTTCAATCGCTGTATAAAAGCGTGTCTGCGGCACTGTGATAATCTTAGCAAATCTGCTGAGAACCTCTCTTGACTTTGTTGTGTCCAAATCCTGCACAAGTCCGTAAAGAGTTGGTGTAATGTAAAGGTAACGCTGCTCGTACGGAACTTCGTCCTCGTCCATCTGAGTAGTACCCTTGCGGAGTGCCTCGATTACTGCCGCACCTGTGGTAAGGTTTGCAGGTGTGGCAGAGGTAATACCTGCGTGACTTGCGTATGCAGCAAAGCGAAATGCGTCAAGCTCCGGCACAACCTTGGTGCGGATAAATTCGCCCGAAAGTCTGCCGAACGCAACGCCTGCGGTTTCGATATTGTCCATTGTGTCCACATTGAACATTCTGCCTCGATCAAAGTTGCATTTTACGGTTTCGTTTGTGAGTGTAACATCGCCGTTCACATAACCGCTGTTACGGGAATAATTTGCAAGTCCGTCCATTGAAATCATTGGAATAATAAGTTCATTGGAGTTTGCGCCCGCTGTCGCAAGGTCGGACGCACCGTCAAGTTCGCTTGTAAGTGAACTCTGCTTGTAAACCTCGTCAAGCAAAGTAGTGTAAGTTTTAAAAAGTGCAATAGAATTTGCCATAAAAATTCACCTCGTCAATTATTTTTCGTCTGTACTAAGTCCCATTGCCGCTCTCATACTTGCAAGAGGGTTTGACTTAATACCTGTGTTTCCTGTATTTTTTACAGGATTTTGGAACGGTTCATCAGAACCGAACATATAGCTGTTTTCGCTCTTTACGCTTTCAAGAGCCTTTGTAATGTCATCTGCCTGATTTTTTGATGTTTTAAGACTGTCAAGGTCAAGCAAAGCCTTAACCGCCGTTGCGTTTCTCGCACCGCTCTTTGAAATAGCACCGTCAAGTACAGAGTTAAACTCCATATCCGCAATTTTTGTTTGATACTCGGTTTCTTTGTCTTTAAGGCTTATGTTCAGTTTTGCAATCTCGCTTTTAAGATTTTCGACATCCACGCCCTCAAACTCTTTAAGTGCTGTCTGCGCTGTTTCAAGCTGTGATTTGTAATTATCTCTTGCGGTTGTGATTTTTTCAACCTCTGCAACAGTCTTGTAATTTGCAAGCACCGCCTTGTCAAACTCTGCCTTTTTCTCATCGGGAATCGTAATACCGATTTCAGAGAGAAGTGTGTGTATGTTCTTCATAATAAAAATCCTTTCTGCATAGCTTATATTCCGCTTTGCCTGCGGTAGAAATTCAGCCGTATAAACCAACGGCGGGGTAAAATAAAAGCACCTATGCAATCAAATGCAAGGGTGCTTAATCTGCTTTATTTTTGTTGTCTTCAACCTCAATAACAAAACCTCGGTCAATAAGGCTTTTCGCTCGGTCTTTGGTACATTCAAAGACTTCATTGACAGGTCTGTTGATAAGACCGTTCATTTTATCGTTAAACGACACAACTACTTTTACTTTCATTTTGTCACCTCATTATTTATTGTTCTACTAATTCATAAGTCTTTCTAAATATGTCAGGTTTACAAGGGTATTTTTCACCATTAACACCAGTAATAATATAATCACCGGGACTTGCTGTCATATCACCTTCAAGTGTATGTATAACGATTTTTTTGTCGGTTTGATATGCTTCTACTACAACAGCTTTTTTCCGATACTTTTTCATATTCATTTTGTCACCGCCTTTCAAATTTTTGGTATAAAAAAAGCACTCAATCCGATTGATTAAGTGCTAATCTCTGTATTAAATTCACGCATAACAAAACCGCCCACAAGGAGCGGTTAGTCTTCTTCCAAGTAGTCAAATTCACTCGACATTGAGCGTTCTTTTTCTTCGTCTGTTAATGTAGAAAGAAATTCTTCCATACATTTTATTTGCAATTCAATAGGTCCGTCGATAATTGCGTTTCTTGATTTATTTTCTTCCACTCCAAATCACCCCAGCTTTTGATTTATTTAGCAAAGTTTTAACAAATCTATCTTTTTCCTCATCGGTTTCCTTAACCACTATCTTCTTATACAATCTATTACACTCAAGAGCAAATCTATTGTTGTCAAAATCATCGGTTTTAGTTAAATATTCAACTGTGCCGTTGTTTTTTACAATAGTAATTGTTCTAACATTTTTATTTGCAAATACATCCAAATCGTTCATAGAATAACTACTGTTTCTCGGATGATTATGTAAAATAGTTAAATTTTTTCCTTTTGTCTCCAAGTATGTGCCAAAGTCAATTTTTTCATCAGAACCTGTAAATGGTTTATAGTCAACCATTCCGTCGCGAAAAACAAATGCAACTTCTTTATTGTCATTTTGTTCTTTTGAAAATTTCAAAAGCTCCTTATGTTGTTTTTGAATTTCAACCCTTTGTTCTTCAGAATATCCGTCAATATCAACTTTCGGCACTCGCTCGATAGCTTTATCTGTTATTGGCGTAATAGGCTTTTTATTTTCCTCTTTTATTATACCACTACCGCCCGATTTTTCAACACCGAATTTACCTTTAAAGGTATGATTTTCTGTGTTTTTAATCGGCAAAGAAGTAGTTTTTATTCCGCCTATCGGTGAACTGGCTTTTTTAGGCTTTGTAATACCCTCAACGCTGCTGCCGCCAACCGTTACCCTGTCCCATTGTTGAGAAAGTCCGACGCTTTTTGAGAAGTTCACATATTCATCGGAAGTTTTTACATATCTTGCACGAGCGTTAATTATTGCTTGCTCGTCAGCCCCGCCTTCTTCAAGCAATTTTATTTTCTGCCTTTGTGCCCGCATTGTGGTTTCAAGTCTGCGCTGTCTTTGGGTTGCCTCGTACTTTGTGTATGTCTTGCCGTTGTATTCTACAGGCTTGTTTTCCTCTGCGTTCATCTTGTCGAGCTGTTCATCTGTGTATGTGCGTGGAGTTATGCCGGGAGTGAAAGGCGAATATGAGTGATAGCAGTTTGCGCCGCAAAGTCCTGTTACCGTGCCAAGTCCGCACACGCTCTCGAGTTCTTCCTTACTGTACACTCTGCCTTGCCACACCTGATGGCTCGGCCTTGCTCCGCTGTGCCACGATACCTCAAAGTAATTTGTGCCGAGTTTTTCGGCGTTTTCCTCGTTGATTTTGCCCACAACCTGATTCAGTCCTGTTGACACCGCACGCCTTGCCGCAACGGTAACTCTGTTGCTGTGACCGCTTGCATAGTCAACCGTACGCAATCCGCTGTTTGTCATTTCGGTTACGGTTTTTTCGAGTACGGTATTATAATCACTCGCACCGCTTGCAATTTCCGTGACGGCTTTATCAAGAGTTTCTTGGTAGTAATCGGCGGCAGGAGTAAATCCTAAGCTGCCGTCAGGCTGTCGCTTGGCAAAACCCATTGACTGCGTTATGTTCTTGCACTCGCCCTGTGTCTGTGCCTGCACCGCCCTCACAAATTGCTGTAACGGTTCATTTTCGGCATAGGGTATAAACTCCTTGCCCTGCTCTTTAAAAACGCTCTCAGCCTCGTTATAGCCGCTTTCTATAACACCCGAAAAGATGTTTTTAATCTCACTATTGCTTAAATCAAGTGTATTTTGCACTATGCTTTTGATTGCTGATTTACTCTTACCGAGCTTGTAAAGTCTGCCGATTTTGTAAACGCTTGTCGGTGTAAGCTCTTGTGCAAGCACCAACATTCGCACAATGTCAGCCATTATGCTCATTTGCAGGCTGTCAAAAATCTGTTCGAGCGCTGTGGGGATTGCCTCCATAATCTCAGGCGTAAACATCAGTCAACAACCTCCGAGGACTGCGGCAGGTTCTTTTTTGCTGTCTTTTCGTCCTCTCCGTACCATTTCATACGATACTCATCAGGTCGCATAATTCCAAGACTCAAGTCCTGAATATCCTGTGTGCGTTCGGTCTGTTCATCGGTGAGAATACTGTCCTTAAAGTCACAAACGAATGTGTAACCGCTTGTTGTCAGCGAATTGTAAAAGGCGAGAGCATACACCAAATCGTCAAGACAATATTTAAGCTGTTTCTGAATTGCCGATACAGTGTTGTACTTTCGGTTCTTAGCCGATAATATCTCCGTAGCCGTCTTTGCGACAGTGTCGGGGTCGGATAGGTCGCCATATGCAAGACCGACCGAAAATTCAAGTCTGCGAAGATATGTATTTAGCCCGTCGGTAATATCAGATTGACGAATTGCAGGAGAAAAATCTTTGAACAATTCATTATCTCCGAGGTCAACATCTACAGCTTTGTAAAGTCTTTTGTTGAGTTTTTCAGTACCCTCTTTCTTGAAAGCTGCGGCATCAACATGTATTGCCCTTTCGCCGCTCTCAAACTCCCAATCAAGTCTGCCGAATTGTGTGTCTATTTTACGAATAAGATTTATGTCATTTGCGTAGACAGAAACACCGCAAGATGAGCCGTCAATCGTGTTTTTAATCGGTGTACGAAAATAACCGAAAGCAGGGCGGAGCATTGCAGGGTATGTAACAGCATTCGGCAGGCTTGCCCACTCGTCAACTGCCACAAGCGGAATTTCTCTTCCAAGTTGCCCCTCACTTGCAGACACATAAGCAGTGTTGGTAATTGTCAATCCCTTTTCGGTATCAAGGCTGTGATACTCAAGCCTTGTGTAATAGTTGTCGCCGATCTTCTTAAATTCAGGAAAGATGACTTTTACAAGCCTATGCCTTGCGTCAAATTCAATCGGCACAAAGGCATTTGCGGAAATATACTGCACCTTGTCGCCGCCTAATGGTTTAATCACCATTGCGCCTGTTGCAAGTCCCGACTGCAATTCGGAGTTAAGGTCTTCCGTTGCGGTTTCAAAGATTTTCTGCAATTTGTCATTGCTTACGCTTGCTGTCATTTCGTTAAGCGTGATGTTTGCAAACTCCCTTGTGATTGACTGCTCAAGTCTAAGGCTTATTACATCGTCATTAAGCCAAGGGGCATTGCCCGAAAAGCAGTTTTGCCAAAGCTCAATACTTGAGAGCATATCGTCTGTAATTGCAGGCTTAATGCCAAGTGCCTGCTTAATATCTTTCAGCGGAAACAACCTCTGCCACACTCCTTTCATATAGTTTAAAAATTGCATATTACACCGCCCTTATAAATCTTTTCATATCCCGCTCAAATGTGTATTCAAAACCGTCAAGGCTGTCGATGTCGGTTGAGCCATCGTCAAGTCTTTCGTCAACAAGTTTTTTATCGTTCCAAACAGCCTCACAAAGAGCCGTTTTCAGCGTGTCGCAGCCGTCAGTGTAAAAGAACCTGCCTGCACCCATAAGCCGCAAGGTGCATTGAATACGGTCTTGTACAGGACATTTGCGTGCTGGTCTGACTATCGTATTTGGAAAATGCTCCTCAAACGCTCTTTTAATTCCTCGACCGAGTACAGTTTCGGCATTATCCCAATACACAAAGTCCACAACACCGCATAAATCAAAAACAGACTGTGCAAAATTAATTGCCAGCCTGTCAATATCGTTTCCGTCGTATTCACCGAAGTGTCGTTCGCTTTTCAACGCTATTAAATTATTGTAGCCTCTTGCCTTTGCCGTCGCCACAAATGCGTGGCCCGATTTATTGCCGCCAAAGTCAATGCCGATTGTCACTTCTTCAAGTTCCGACTTCAAAAACTGCCTGTACGGTAAATCCGTATTGATTTTGTCGGTAATTTGACAGTAAAATTTTTTGGGATTATCGGCAAATCGGCGGTAAATAGCCCCCTCGGCACGCACCCACTTGCCGAGAATAAGACGGTCATAGAAAATAGTGCCCTCATATTCATTGCAAAGGTTCTTCACAAACTCCTCGGATAAGAATTTATTATCGAAAATCGTGTATTCCTGCAAATAAATATCTGCGTCGCTGTCAATGAATTTCTTGAGCCAATGAGTTGGGTGTTCAGGGTTTAAACTGCCGTCAAAGCACGAATAAGGCTTGTCAAGTCGGGATTTAAGCATATTGAAAACATCTTCGTTCCACTTTGCAACCTCATCACCGTAAATATATTTTGCCGACGCACCCTGAATTTTAGCAACCTGACTGACCTTTTCCGCACCCAAACAGTACACATCTTCACCGCACACCTTTGCAATGTTTCGGCTGTTAATCGTACCGACAACATCAGAGGTGTAACGCTCTCGCATAGGCTGCAGTACATTTCGCTCAATGGTTTCTTTTGACACGCCTATGATAAAGCACAAACCGTCCTTACCGATTCGCTCTCGAATACGCATAGGCACAATACAGGTGACATCAACAAAACTTTTGCCCGAACGCACCGCACCGCTTTTTATGTTCCAACGATGTGTAGCGTTTGCGATATATTCTTTTTGTTTAATCGTGTACGGCATTGTTTGTGCTCCTTTCTGCGTCATCTTTGATTTCTTTCAAAATGCTGTCGAGCTTGTCAAGTGCGGTCTTGTCGGTTTCCTCTTTTTGCTTATCACGCCACTTGTCGGGGCGGCGGTTTTTCAGCCAAAATATTTGTGCCGTTGTGTTGCCCCCAAGAGCAGAGGATAACAACGCATTTTCAACTTCATAGTCCACAACCTCTTTGCCCTTTTTTAAGGACTCCGAAATCTCCGAATACTTTTTCTTCCACTCATAAAATGTTGATACTGTAATTCCTATATTCTTAGCTATCTGCTCATCGGTCAAGCCGTCCCTTGCCCAACCCTCAAGCAGTAATAAATTTTCTTCTTTAAGCCATTTTTCATACTTTCCTTTTGCCACCGTCACCACCTCTCTTTATGTAAAAATCAGCAAAAGCAAAACCGCCCTCAAGTGAGAGCGGTCTGCCGTTATTTTTGAAAAAGGAGAACTACAAAATGTCTCTTATTATCAATTTCTTCATTTTATATTATATCACCCTTAGAACGGAAAAACGGACAAATTACCAATGATAACGATTACACATTTTCCTTATGTTATCCGGTGTATTTATTCCGCCTGTATCAACTGCTATCTTCGCCCAGCTGTATCTCAAACTAAGGTGCATAAACAAGCAGTTCTCCACAAAATCGTCACGGGAGAGGCTGTTGAGCGCTGCGTTTCGGCGGATTTCAAGGTTTTGTATCTCCCTCTGAATATCTGCAATCTGCACCACCGCATTGCCGACCTTGTCAGATGTTTGACCTGCACTCGGTAAATCCGACAGCTTAGGCGATGTATTGTCAGCCTCGGCGGCTATGCGTGCAATCTTAGCTTTTAACCTCGTAATTTCTCGGTTTATGTCTTTGATTTCTTTTGCGGTCATTCTTCTACCTCACTTTCAAGCCAATGTTTCGTGCAGTCAGTACAATTGTTATTAAATTCTTTACCTTTTGAACAACCCACACACGGTGTTCCATAGGGACAATCGAAAAAGAACATACGACTCCGAGCCATTTCGTCAATTGACATCTGTTTGATTTTCTCGTAATTAGTCATTGTTTTCCTCCTTATCCATTCTCGCACCGCAATGTGGGCAATAGTTTTCAAATTGATAACGGTTGTTAATGACTTGATAAACAACCTCTCTCCCGCAAGTTAAGCAGTATGCTTCCGCTTCACCTACTTTTCTGTCTTTCTTTTTTACCCACTTTGAGAGTTTAACTTCGTCAACAACTTTAAGTTTAATTTTTATACGACTGATTTTTTTAATGTGGGACAATCTAAAAACACAATTACTAACAACCTTATCCCACAAGTGCAGAAATATCGTAACTTTGGTATTGACAAATTAGCGTCATTTTCAAAGGCTTTTTCACCTGTTTTATGTAAAATGCCCTCAATCACCGTTCCGTCAAAAAGTACGATTTCAACATATTTCCCTAAATGTCTTTCGAGTTCATATCTTGTCATAATTTTTACTCCTTTAAAGTTCTGACTTTTTCGCCATATCTGCGAGTTTGACCTCTGAATAATATTTCTCTCATTTACTTTCACTCTCCTCAATAGGCTGATTCCAACAGTCAACACAGTCGCCAAAACAAGGCTTTTTTATATCTGTCAAGCCTAACTTATCAGGGCATATGTCAGGTGTTCCATCGTGAATAAGAGGAGCATTCGGATAGTTTTTTAAAAACTCACTCAAATAAGTCTTCTGCGGATGTTCATCCGACCATTTCTGCACAATTGCAATTGCTTTTTCGGGATAGCATGTTTCAAAGTCCGAACACAACATCGTATCGCCTGAACCATTATTTAAATGGCTCAAAGGGCAGTCAGCACAATTAAGTTTACATGCATATCCACCGTGATTTAGTTTATGTTTTTTCGTCATCCTTTGCTTTTCAGCAAAGTAATTTTCAGTTCTTGAACAATCAATCATTTTCTTTATCCTCCATTCGAGCTCCGCAGCAAGGGCAGAAATTAGATCTAAAATCGTCAGCATAGACACTTACTTTATGATGACACATACTGCATTCTGCATAACTGTCTCTACAGATCCAAGTTCCGATAAAATTAGAGGTGACAGTAGGTAAAGCAGCAACAGCATCATATATATCGTTGTCGTAGAAGTACCGAACATCTTCAAATTCACCATAATAATTACATTCTTCGCCGACGTTATCGAGCGTATGTAATACCAGGTCATAATCAACAAGCCTACTCATAATATCCTCCTTATTTATAGCCGTCCATAATAGCATTACTGCTGTCTACATAATCGTCACTGAGTGTACTTTTGTAATTCACATAGTTAAGATGTTTTTGTATGTGCTCGTTATAACGACCGCTTGCTTTTGCTTCATTTAATATGCTTTGAACATTCTCTTCGCTTCTGTTCAAATCCGTTGCAATGCGTGATATCGAATCACCTCTGTATGTATATAAACATATTAAAAATTCTGTATCGGTTGTCGGCGGTCTGTTTAACTGCTCTTTTCTGTGTAGCGCCGCCTCGGCTTTGGCTTTACTGACACAAGCTGAACAATATTTTGTTGTTTTTGCTCTTGCTGTAAATTCGTTACCACATATTTGACATATAGCTGAATACATTTATTTCATCTCCTCCAAATCTTCAAGTCTGCAATACAACAATGCAGAATTAGCGTTTAAATCCTTTATTTCAGCCTGATAATAAAACTTTCCTGTTATGCTTCGTCTGATGATACAGCCTGTCAGAATGTATTCTGCACCATTGTACAACACAGTTCTTTCAAGGTTGCGTTTAACTTCCGAGATATTCACAGCACTTCCACCTCGATGTAAATGCCCGGAACCTCTGCCCAAAACTTTTCGCATATCTCACTTGCGACAAGTGCGTCATCAGACCAAAAGCCGAGAGCGGTCATACAGTCTTTCAGCATTTTTTGCAGATTGTCCGTGTCAGGCTTTGTTATACGATATTCGCCGTCCTGATGTTTACCACGAGGAAAACACCACTTTGTTATCAGTCTGACAGCCGACTCGTACGGTTCTGACGGTTTAAACTTTGCCAAATGTGATGTGAGCTTTTCTCTTGCCTGTTTTACCTCGGGCGGATTATAAAAAACAGGTTTGCCGTTTTTTACCATAACCTTATGTTCCTGTGCAGTTACAGTCGGCGGTATCATCGCCATAAAAAATTCCATTTTTAATATTTCACTCCTTTAAAGCATTAAAGTTACTTTTGATTTTTGAATTTTGCTTTTAGTCACAGGTCAGGGGAAGGAGTTGTTGTGCGTAAGCTTCGCACAACTACTTCACCCCTGTGACCTTTAGGGAACGGACACCGTTTATATATACGTAGTATATATAGTTTTGTCTGTCCCTCGGACATTCTCGATAATTTATCGACTTTGTCCCTGTTTTTGTCCGAGAGGGACATTCTCGATAATTTATCGACTTTGTCCGTCTTAGGGACACGGACAGGGACATAAAATTTATCGACTTTGTCTCTCGGACAGACAGACAAATTATTCGACTTTGTCCGTGTCCTTTCGCCCTACTTCACCGCCGTCTATCCAAAAACCGCTGTGCTCTTTTATGTATCGTCTGACCGTTTTTTCGGACTTTCCCATATATTCTGCTAAGTCAGCTACATTTGCCTGACCGTTTTCTTCAGCACCGCTAAACGCTGTTTCGAGGGCATCGTTTTGTTCCTGCTTGCGTTCCGATTCACTCTTTTTCTTGCTGAAATTCTTTTTGTAGGGCGAGCCTTTGATGTTAAAATCGCCCTCAAAATTGCAGTCTTTCAACACACCTGTTGTATCAGCTCTGTGTATAGGATAATCAAACCACAAATTCAGAGCATCAAATTTTGGAAATTCTCTTAGTGTGCCCTCTATTCGCCACGCTGTGCGGCCCTGTACAGCTTTATTTGATTTAGCTATATCATTAAGCATTAGCATGTAAGACTGCTTAGGAAGAGCATTTTCGGCTATATCAAGCATTTTAGAAGCAGTAACTAAATCATCTTGAGAACATAACTCATCAATGTTTTTATTAAATCTGCTTATCCAGTTTTTGCATATCGCACAGGTTGCTTCGTCTTGCTGTTGCTTGATTAGATTATCGCCAATTTCAAGCTGTGTAAGGTCAAGAAGTGCATCAGGGTCACGAGCAAAAACCCCCGAACCCGAAACTCTATCCATTGACTTTTTACCGCCTTGAGAGCCTTTTGAGTGGTGATGGCAATAGATTACCGCACATCCGATTTCTGTACATACCTTGTCAAACTGGTTGCAAAAGTGTGCCATTTGGTCAGCACTGTTCTCGTCACCGGTAATTACCTTGTATATTGGGTCTATCACAACCGCTATAAAATTGCCTTTCAAGGCTCTGCGTATAAGCATAGGTGCGAGCTTGTCCATAGGCACGGACTTACCACGCAAGTTCCAAATATCAATTCTGTTGAGATTTTTCGGTTCAAGTCCCAGTGCTTCATATACATCCTTGAATCTGTGAAAACAGGAAGCACGGTCAAGTTCAAGATTTACATACAAGATATTTCCTTGCGTGCATTGAAAGCCAAACCATTTCGTGCCCTCTGCTATTGCTACACACAATTCGATAAGTCCAAAAGATTTGCCGGCCTTTGAAGGACCACCAAGCAACATTTTATGTCCTTGTCGTAAAATACCGTCAATAAGAGGCGGAGCGAGCTCGGGAGGATTTTGAAAAAAATCTGCGAGGTTTTCGAGGTCAGGCAAATCGTCGTTGATACTCTCCACCCAGTCTTTCCACTCGGAAAAATCGGATTTACCGATGTTTGTGTCAATGATAAACTGCTTTTTGCCATTGCGGATAACACCGGGCATACGGCTCAACCTTGACGGATTGCGGTTCTGTTTATCGATTTCAAAGCCGTTTTTACGGCATACATTGTAAAGATAATCAACCCTTTTGCGGTACTCATCATAGTTTGCAGCATCAATCTTAACGATAGCGTGGACTGATTTTCCACCCGAATAAACAAGCACCGCAACAGGCAGCTCAAGCTCTCTGATGATTGCATTTTGTTCTTCAAGAGCCATACAGTCAGATTCCACCAGAGCGTAACGATAATCGGTTACATTCTCGTTTTTAACACCCTTACCGTCCAACGGATTAAACCTTATCCACGCTCCTGCCTCGGGCTTGTAATCACCGAATACATTTGAAATATCACCGTCACAATTGTTGAGGGCGGCAATAAGCTCACCTGCCGTACGGTCACAACTGCCCTTTGTAGGCAGATATTTAACCTTGCCGTTATCGTTCTTCTCCCAAGTTTCGGTTACATAGCCGACATTTTCGGAGCTGTCAAAGAGGGTTTCAAGGTAGGTTACAATTTCATTCACAGGATTCCAGTTTGCAGGCTCGTGAAACTTTACACCCTCACAGGCTGTTACTCCGATATTGCCCTGTTCAAAAGCAATTTCATCATCCCAACCAAGCTCTTTCGATTCCCGAAAAGTCATCCCTCTGTCCTTAGCCATTTGGATTATTGTGCCGGCTGTAACCGGTGAGGCAGAGCCGTTAAAGCTCTGCCATTTCTTTTCACACTCACCGTTGTGATATCGGCTGTCTGCTCGGCTCCAATCGTCCCAGTCCTTTACGCTGTATCCCTCTTGCTTGAGTGCCATTCCGACATTTACCCATTCTTGATAGTCAAGGTCAGCCGGTCTTATATATTCAAGTGCTTCAAGTAAGTCCAACCGTATTCACCTCGCTTTGCGGTACATATGTTTTCGGGTTAATGTTTTTCGGAGTTCTCCAACCGATTTCGGCAATCCTTGAAATCAAGGTTGACGCTTCGTCAAACTGCCACTTGCCCACATGCTGAAAACCTCTGCTTTCGAGCATACGGATTTGTTTAGGTGTGGTTAAGCCCTCAATTCTTCGCTTTTCGAGCCTGTCAAGAATAAGTTTTGCTTTGCCGGCACTCTGAATTTCATCAGGGAATATTCCGAGCTTTTCAAGTTTTGCTTTCTGTTTGTCTGTAGGCGGAGAACACTCCCAGCCGAATGCAGGAACATAGCCTGCAAGGTCCTGCGCCTGAATCGACATTTCATACTGCAGCGGATCTACAAGTTTGCGTTTGCGTGTTCGCATTTCCGCAAGCTGATTTGCAAGCGCCTCTTCACGCTGAGCAACAACATCTTCACTTGCTTTTTTCTCCGCTTCTTCAATGTCAATCGGACAGCCTGCCTGTTCTGATAAGTTTTCGGTCATCTTTTGTGCGACTTCTTCGTTGTCGCAAATGAGATGTGCAGGTCTGCAAAGTTCGTGTCGCTCTGTATGCCATAAAAAGTCGAGCAGCAAAAGCTCCGTCTTGTTTGGAGCAAGTCTTGTACCTCTGCCGACCATTTGGCAGTAAAGCCCACGCACCTTTGTAGGTCTTAAAACAACAACGCAGTCAACACTTGGGCAGTCCCAACCCTCGGTTAAAAGCATTGAGTTACACAAGACATTGTATTTATCGTTTTCAAAGTCCTGCAATATCTCTGCTCTGTCCTCGCTGTTACCGTTTACCTCTGCCGCTTTAAAGCCTTTTTCGTTCAAAATATCTCTAAATTTCTGCGATGTTTTTACAAGTGGTAAAAACACAACAGTTTTACGACTCTTACAGTATTTTTTCATTTCTTCGGCAATCTGATAAAGATACGGATCAAGTGCCGTGTCAATATCACTTGCTTTAAAATCTCCTGCCTGTGTGGCAACTCCCGAAAGGTCAAGTGTAAGCGGTATAGTCACAGCTTTAATCGGTGACAGATACCCCTCTTTGATAGCCTTAGGGAGTGTGTATTCATACGCAAGCGAATCAAATACTGTTCCTAAATTTTTCATATCTCCTCGGTCGGGTGTTGCGGTAACACCCAACACTTTCGCATTGTCAAAATGCTCAAGCACACGCTGATAGCTGTCGCTGATTGAGTGATGTGCTTCATCAATAATGATTGTGTCAAAATAATCACTGTCAAAGTTTGACAGCCTTTTCTCACGCATAAGCGTCTGCACAGAGCCTACAACAACCCTGTTCCACGAACCTATACAACTTTGCTCGGCTTTTTCAACCGACGAATTAAGTCCTGTTGCTTTTTTGATTTTGTCTGCCGCTTGGTCGAGCAATTCTCCACGGTGGGCAAGTATCAGCACCCTGTCACCTCGACGGACACATTCTTCAGTGATTTTTGCAAAAACTATTGTCTTGCCACAGCCTGTAGGCAAGACAAGTAATGTTTTTAAATTGCCGCTTTCCCACTCGGAGAAAACGGCATTCTTCGCTTCATTCTGGTACGGTCGTAACTGCATTAAAAGCTACCCGGTGTCCAGTTATTCGGCGTCGCAGTATTTGGCATTGCAGGCTGTGTGTTATACTGTGGCGGATATGTAGGCTGTACATACTGCTGAGGTGCAGACTGTGCTACAACAGGCGATACAGTTGTCACTTGCTCATCATAAGCGTAGAAATACTTGATGTCATTTGTTACGCCCTCTGTGCCGTCATTCTTGACATATTTGCGGATGATAACCTGACATTTACCTTTCTTGCCGATAATGCCTGTCCAGTCCATACGGAGCGGTTCGCCGTGTTTTTTCATTGACACGGACAAAAAGAGCTGTGACAGCTTCCATTCAAGCGATGAGTGTAGTACGAAATTAACTGTAATTTCTCTCTTGTCATCTGCTCCCCATACATCAAAAGTCACTTTTGCCATGTTGCAGGGTGGCAGTTTACCTTTACCCTGTGAGCGAGCACGCTCAACCTTTGCTACTGTAAAATCATAATTACCCTCGGGGAGCGGTTCATAATTTACGCCCTCTTCGGTTATTTCGTCATTCCAACCAAATTCTCTATCCATTATTCATCTTCCTTTCTTATCTTATTCAAATGGTAAATCTCTGTTGTTGCTTACTACCTGAAAGACTTTATCCCAAGCGCCTACTAAGCAGCCTTGAACAAAGCGTGGGTCATAATTTTTAATCGGTGTTTCATAAGGATAATGCCCTTGTGTAAATACTGCCTGTCTGATTTCGCTTTCATCAACTCCGTTTGCTCTCATAAGATCGGCAAGAGCTTTTGGAATATCGTCAGGAATATTAGGCTCGTATAACGGTTTAGGCTGTGCAACCGGTTCAGTTACAGGTGGCTCAGGCTGAATTGGTATAGGTGCCGGCACAGTCGAAGCATTCGGTTCAGGTTGAGTAGGTGTAACTGGGGCAGTGTGGTTTGAAACTGTATTATTATTAAAAATATGTGAAATACCTGAATAATCAAACTCCATTTCCTCCGGCAGTCCGTGACGATTTTTAGCGTCCCAACAAGGGTGATGAAGTGTGTACATCACTCTGCCGCCACCTTGAGCTTTATATTTTTTTCCGTCTTTATCCGATGCGACTGCGATAGTTTTGTAATTAGCGAAAAGCACCATATCCGCCCATTCTTTTACAAGCGGAGAAATCTGTGAAGCAGTCTTTTTGCCGAGTTTAAGCTCCCAACGGTCATACTCGCCGATTTCGTCAGGCTGTGAAAATTTGCGGAGCTGTGCGTGTGCGGTAAGCACAACATTGATACCTCTGTCAATCAAATCTTCAAGGCTGTTCAGGAATCTGCCAAACTCCTCTTTTTCATAAACATAGCCGTTTCCGTAACCGAAATCTTCAATACCTTTTTTGCCGTACTTTGAGCAAATATCGTCAATGCAAAGCTGTTCTGCCCAGTCAATTGTATCAATAACAACTGTTTTGCATACAGTCGGATTGCTTTTGATATATTCAAGCTGACTTTTGAGCATAGTCCACGATGTCGGTTTATCCATTCTCGCAACATCAAGGTTTTTTGTACTGCCCTCTGTGTCGATAAACAGAGGGTTCGGAAACTGCGAAGCAAAAGTTGATTTGCCGATACCCTCGGGACCGTAAATTACAACCTTTTGAGCCGACTTGATTTTACCTTTTGTGATGTTCATTATCTTACCCCCCTGTACATCTGAAAAGTTGATTTTATTGCCGTCAACATCAATGACAACATAGTCGATTGGATTACACATTCATTTGTATTTGCTTTTGCTGTTGTAGTTCTTGTAGCCATAATTAAAACTCTCCTTCTGTCCAAGTTGGTGTTGCTGCAGGTGCGGTTGTTTCGGACTTAATATAGCCGTCCTCAATGATAATTGAGCATTCATCGCCGTTTGAAACTCTTGTTGCAATAGCCTGCAAGCCCTCTGATTCAAGCCATTTTGCAAAGTCTTTGAGTGTGTCGGTATCCATTTGTTCGAGCTTGTCAAGCAGGACAAATCCGCATTCGGGATTGAGCTTGCGAACAATTGCCGTAGCGACACGAAGCTGTTCCGAACCGCTCATGTTGTCCCACTTAAAACCGTTGTATGTAAGCTCGCCCTTTTCAACTGATAAGCCGTCAAGGGGCAAATTTGCGTTGTTGAGCAAGTCATATTTTGTTTTGCGGATTTTTTCAAGCTGTGCCGTCATATCGGCGTACTTGCCGTAATATTCCTTTGCGTCCTCATCAGCTTTTGCTTTATCGAGGTTTGCTCTGACTTTGCGGTTAATTTCGTCAATCTCGGTAATGTTTCTTTCAAGCTCTGCCGTGCTTTCATCGTGCAGTTCGGCAACGGTCTTTCTGCTCTGTTCAAGCTGTGCAAGCACTTTTGTAAGCTCGGAATTATATTTCCTCAAATCCTCGTTAAGCCTGTTGATTTCGCTCTGCAAATTATTGGCAAGGTTTTCAAGGTTATCTTTTTCTGCTCTCAGACGGTTATTTTCACCGTTGCGTGCAAGAATTTCCTGCTGTTTGTTTATAAGTTCCGAGGCTGACACAGGTTCATTCGGCACGCCCTCAAACTCGGGCATTTCGGCGGCAAACTTTTTCTTTTGGTCTGCAATCTGACCGATAGCACGGCGCTCGTTATACACCTGTGTTTCCTGCGTTTCGAGCTCGTAAACTCTGTTGCCCACACCGATAATCTGCAGGAGCGTGTCAGCTTTTTCCTTGCCTGTTGCATTCATAAATTTTGGCAGGTCAAGAGCAAAGTTGCTGACAAATGCGTCAAGCAAAGCCTGTCCGCCTTTGTTGCCTAAGGTATCAATTACTTTAAGGCTGCTGTTCTTACCGCTGCGCTCCACAACAATACCGTTTGAGAGCTTGATTTTTAGATGTGGCGGAATTGTTGAACCCTCACGGTACGGAGCAGACGGAGCGAAACGATTACCGCCGAGAGCCCATGCAATTGCGTCAAGAACAGACGTCTTGCCCTGTCCGTTTTTACCGCCCAACACGGTAAGTCCGTTTTCGGTCGGTTCATAAGCAACCGCCTTTACTCTCTTAACATTTTCAATTTCAAAAGCTGATATTTTTACTGACATTCTTTTTTCTCCTTTATATCTTGATTTTTTGAGTAAGAAAGGATATAATCAAGGTGGTTATATTGTTTATATCCTTTAAACCGTTGAAGCTGTGCGAGAGCTTCAGCGGTTTTCTTCTTTTGCACTTAAAATGTAGTTAATCTTAGACTTACAAGCCTTGATGTTCTCTGCTGTGGAATTTTCAAGCAGTTCTGCCATATCCATAAGAATGTTTGGTATAGTGTCGATAAAATCGGGATTGTAGCCAGTTGCCTCATAGTCATTAAGCTTATGCACCAAGCCTACAAGGTTATCAGGAATGTCCTCAATTCTAATCTGATTGTTGTTGACATCAATAATTCTGTACGGCTCGTTGAATCTGTTGTGTATTAATTTCTGCACTGTTATCGCCCCCCTTAATTTTTCGCTGCGTATTTGCAGCAGCGGATAAACTTTTTACAGTTGTCGGCAACACGCTTAATGCCTGTCGCTCTGTTGTTGAGCTTGTGCCGGTCAAGGTTTTCCTTGATTTCACCGTCTTGATTTAAAGTTAATCTTTTCATCAGCTACATTCCTTGCTTATAAAATCTGTAGCACGATACAATGTCACATAATCGCAGTCAAGGTCATCGTCGTAATACTGTGCTATCTCATCGCTCATTGCTTTAATAATCACAGCGTAGTAATCTTCTTCCCATTCTTTCGCCGCTTCAATTATTTCATCAAGCGTAAACTTGCCTTTAGCTTTTCGAAGTTTCAGACACCAGCGCCCCGAATCATCGTATCCGCTTTCGATTGTTGTCCCTTTTTTCATCTGTTACACCTCCTCTCCGAAAACATCATACGCATACATACTGTTAATGCGTTGTCTAAGCCTTATGTTTTCGTTTTTGTAACCGTTGATTGCGTCATTCTTAATGCTAATGTCAAGCCTTGCGTTCTCAAGCTCAATCTGTAGGTGCTTGACTAAGCTATGTAAGTGCTTGTTCTCGTCCTTAAGACTGCGTTTTGTTTTAATGTGTCTAAGTGTCATTGTAATTCTTCTCCTTAATCAGCTCAAAATACTTGCAAGGACTGCCTTGCTGATTCCGCCGAGTTTCTTGTTATAGTCTTTTTGAAAGTGTCGCTTAACAGTAACGCAACTTTTTCCGAGATACTTTGCAATGTCCCGATACTGCAAAACTTCCTTATCCGGAAACGCAACGTCTAACCTGTCGAGGTTGTCTCTAAACAAAGTTTTTTCTCGCGGCATATTACTCCCCCACAATCGTAACTAAGCTGATAGCGTCCTCAATCAGAGTGCAAACAAGGCTCGACATCTTCTTTCCGGACTTCTCGCAAAGTTCGTTAAGAGCCTTTGCGGTTTCATCTGATACACACGCAGATACTACATTTGAGCCTGATATGGCTTTGTCTGCGAAAATGACAATCTGTCCTTTGTTATTTAACATTTTGTTTCCTCCTTAAAATTAAACTCGATTACGAGTTGTTATTGAGTTCCAATAGTAATCTGTACGCCTAACGCCTTAAACAACTTATCAGCGTTTTCAAGTGAAATGCTTTTTTCTCCTTTCTCCCAGTATTGGATAGCTCTTTTTGTAAAGCCTGCTTTTTTAGCGAGTTCGCTTTGCGAAATTCCTCTTTGTTTTCTGTTTTCTCTCAAAATTATACTAAATTCTTTAATGTGCATTGATTTCACGACCTTTTTATGTTATACTATATTTAGTGGTGAACCCCAATTCACTAACCATATACAGAAAGCGAGGTGAAATTATGAGAGAAGACTCAATTGCAAAAATTGCGGCATTGTATGCCAAAGAAATTGCAGTTGCAAAGGCTAACAGTTCTGATATGTCTCCCTGCGGTGATAACGGCGAAGAAGTGTCTAAATTCTATACTGAACTCTTTAAAGGCATAAATGAAGCACTTCAAAACTCAGCCCTCAAAGACTAACAAAACCTTGGCGACCTCAGGCAGAACAGCAACTTCTGCTATAGAGGTCGCTTCTCCTTTTGCTACCCTTACAACAAATTCTGATAAAGCATTTATAACCTTATCTCTGTCTTCTTTTTTCATCTTCTCACCTCTTTTTTTTTATTTAATTGCCTTACACCTCTTTTAGTGCTATGATTTAAACATGAAAGGAGGTGTAAAGATTGGATAGTACCATTGCTCTAATTGTTTCTATCTCGGCACTCTTGCTTTCCATTGTTTCTCCGATAGTTACCGCTATAATAAACGGTCATTACTCAATTAAGGAAAAAGAGTTGACAATGCGTTCGGAAAATGTAAAAGAAAACAATGAATTCTATGTCAAGCATAGAACCGAAGTTATAGAATCATATATAGCAAGTGCAGGTGCCGTTGTGTATCACCACAACAACACTTCAAAAACAGATTTTGGTAAATGTGCCACGGAAATATATTTATACATTGATGAATCAGAATGGAATTATATTGACAGCATAAATAACGGCATAGCTAATCTTTGTTACGATGAAACAAGAGAAACTTTAGAAGATTTTGTAAAGATTATTGCTAAGAAATATAGTGTTAGAGTCCCCAGAAAAGTAGAATAAAGCACAAATGCAATAAGCAGCAAACTGTTCCAAGTATGTGCATTAACATTGATATGACATACTTTGAATTTTTGTATGCAAATGTATAAACCAAAGCAGTTATTTCAAGTGCAATCCCGATAATTCCTAATAAATATATTTCAAACACATTTTTTCACCTTCCCTACGGAACTAAAACCCAAAATATAATACCTGCCCAAGTTGCAGACAAAAGCGACACTGCTATGCAAAATGCTGTATGCCAATAGTGGTGTTGCTTTTTTTTCATATTCAAGCTCGTTCATCTTCTCACCTCCTACTGCTATTTTGCCATAGAATTTCGTTTAATTTGGACAAGCATTCATTGATGTTTGTCTTCGTCCATTGCCCACTTAATCAGATCCATAATTTGAGCGTCGTGCTTATCAAGGTAGCTGTCTAT